TCAACACCTCCGCACTCTCGAGTTGTTATTCATTGGTGAAATTCCTATTAGGTACAATAGGTACACTAATATTCTGTATATCGATATGGATTGGGACAATCGCGTAGGCGTAGGAACGTACATAATCGCTGAGTGCTTTACGATCCTGGATTATTCTAGTGAGTTGTTCTGGAATGATATTTGGCTTAAACAGATGGTAACTGCCCTTATCAAGCAGCAGTGGGGCGCGAATTTATCCAAGTACTCAGGCACGCCATTGCCCGGTGGTATCACTGTAAATGGCCAGCAGATCTACGATGAGGCTACTGCTGAGATAGACAAGCTCAAAGAGACTATCAGAGACACATTTGAAGAGCCAGTGCCCTTTTACGTTGGCTAAATCATGACTGTCCGAAACGTATTCAGCAACTTCGGCTCTGGTCAAGAGCAAAAGCTCTACGAAGATCTGGCCAATGAGTTTGTGCAGATCATGGGTAAAGACATGATCTACATTCCACGCATGTCTGATAGTGCGTCTGGACCTGATCTCTTGTTTGGCGATGATCCCACAAAGGTATACAAAACCAACTACACTATTGAGTGTTATGTGCAGTCAGTTGATAGCTTTGAAGGTGGTGAAATCTTTAGCAAATTCGGTATGCAGGTCAAAAAGCAAGCCAGATTCCTAATGCCGAATCGAGCATTTCAACGTGAAGTTGCCGGTGCATACAGCCGTCCACGTGAAGGTGATCTGCTCTGGATACCTACATTCAAAGCACTGTTTGAGATCAAAAAGGTCGATGAAGAGTATCTGTTCTATGACCTCAATAAGACAGACTTTTATGCCTTTAGCCTGATTGTTGAGAAGTTCCGATACAATGATGAGAAGGTCATCACTGACGTTCAGGAGATCACCGATGTCGTCAATCGTCAAGCCTTTGCCTATCAGTTTGTCCTTGCCCCTGGGGGCTCAGGCACGTATTCACTCGGTGAAACAGTTAGCCAGAACACTGGGGCCACAGCCCTGGTGGTGTCATGGAATCTACCAACACAGTCACTCGTGCTCAAGCAAATACAGGGATTGTTCCTGCCTAATACAAGCATCATTGGGGTATCAAGCGGAGCCAATTGGCGGCTAGTGTCCTACAATCAGATACAGTCAGTCAATGATCAGTTGAGCAACAATCAGCTGATTGAGCAGGATGCAAACACTGTCCTCAACTTCAGTGAGACTGATCCACTTGAAGGGGCGCCATTCTGATGTTCGGTCAGAATTCCTACTACTATAGGACAATAAGATCCATCGTTGTAGCGTTTGGGTCCTTATTCAGCGACATGACGATGGTGAAGTACACCAATGATACTCGTCAAGAGGTATCACGTATCAATGTACCTCTCATCTACTCAGGCAAAGAGAACTTCCTGACGCGCCTGCTAGACAACCCTGATCTGGCTAAACCAGTTGAGATCACTCTGCCCAGAGCAGCGTTTGAAATCACTGGCTACAACTATGATCCATCACGCAAGCTGTCTAACTACAATCAGACCACTGTGCCCGGTTCTGGCGCATCTGCTAGCACTATCGGAGCACCGGCACCTTGGAACATTGACTTTGAACTCAGCATCTATGTTCGCAATCGTGAGGATGGACTGCAGCTGATTGAACAGATTCTGCCTCACTTTCAACCAGATTGCACTCTGACCGTCAACTACATTCCGGCGCTAGGCATCAGTCGCAACGTGCCCCTAGTGTTGAACAACATCTCTGAAAGCGTACAGTATGAAGGTGATAGTGCCGAGCAAGAGCGCATCATCATTTGGACACTAGGCTTCACGGCCCAGGCACTGTTCTTCGGACCAACTGACACAGGCAACGTGATCACCAGCGCCAACACTAACATCTACATCAACACAACGCTAGGCAGCGTCGGCAGTCAGGCAAGTGAAGTCACATTGAATCTCGTCACTGCCGGTGAAGGCGTCTTTCAGCTTGGCGAGACCGTCTACCAAGGCGCCAACCTTCCTGATAGCTCTATCAATGCTACGGTGGTTTCCTTCAGCCCTAACACTCACCAGCTGGTGGTTACCTCAGTCAACGGCTTCTTCCAGCCTGCGGCCAACGTCGTTGGCGCAGTGACCGGTGCATCCTGGGCCATCGAGTCAGTGACGCCAGACGTGAAGGTGGTCACGGTCACTACCACTCCGAATCCGGCTAATGCGACGGCCAACAGTGACTTTGGCTTCACTGACGTGATTGAGGAATACGGGGCATAACATCATGACTGGTAATGCAATGGCGGATGCTCTTGGCATCACGCTAGATGAAGACAACAAGAGGGCTGAAGCAGCTGAGGCAGAAGCAAAAGCGAAAGCTGAAGCTGAACGTATTGCCGCCATGACACCTGAAGAGCGCCGACTCAAGCTTCTCGAGGACGATACTGAGCTTGCAAGGCAGACCATCGTTCAGTCTATCAATCAGAACAACACGGCCATTGATCATCTGATGAACATCAGCCGTGAGTCAATGAGCCCAAGGGCATTCGAGGTGCTGGCCGGCATGATTCGTCACAATGCGGACATCGCTGAGAAAATGCTCAAGATACACGCAGACAAACAGAAAGTGCAGAACAATGCCATCAATCTCGTTCGCAATGAACAAGCAGCCGCTGATCCACTGCAGGCTGCACTAACAGGTGGCACTACGATCAACGCCAACAACATCGCATTCATCGGTTCAACCACTGAGCTATTGAAGATGCTCAAGCAAGAGCAGAAGCGAGTGGTCAAGGTCCAGGACAGCAAGATCATTGAGGACAATGATGTCTAAGGCGTTGCAACCAGAGATCGGTGCATTCTCAGCCAATCCGAGACTGCGCAAGATAGACCAGAAGGTGGCAATGACTGCCGCTCAGGTGAAGGAGTATGCTAAGTGCGAAGCTTCACCTGCCTATTTCATTGAGAAGTACGTTCAGATAGTCACGATTGACGATGGTTTGATGCCATTCATTCTTCATGACTATCAAAAGCGTATGATACGTAATTTCCATAACAACACGCGTGTTATCGTTAGGGCAGCACGTCAGAGCGGAAAAACCAGCACCTGCGCTGCTTATATCCTCTGGTATCTGCTCTTCAATGAGAAAAAGACAGTGGCTATTCTGGCTAACAAGGAGATCACCTCAACTGAAATCCTGTCTCGTGTGCAGGAAATGTACATGAACATTCCACTCTGGCTGCAACAGGGTGTACTGGAATGGAGCAAGACGCGCTTTGACCTTGAGAATGGATCAAGAGTCATTTCATCAGCCACTGCCTCCAACGCTATTCGAGGCTACACTGTCAATCTGCTGATGCTTGATGAGTTTGCATTCGTGCCTTCCAACGTGGCTGATGAATTCTTCACGTCTGTCTATCCTACATTATCATCTGGTAAGACGGCCAAGATGATCATCTGTTCTACGCCACGCGGTATGAACTTCTTCTACAAGCTATTCACTGACGCTACCAACAATCGCAATGGCTTTGTCCCTATGACGATACGCTGGGACAAGGTGCCTGGTCGTGGTAAGATATGGGAAAATGAACAGCGCAAAGTGCTTGGCGATGAGAAGTTTGAACAGGAAATGAACGTGGAGTTTGTCGGTTCAGCCGGCACTCTGATCTCAATGAGCGCATTGAAAAATCTGGCCTTCAATGATCCGCTCAAAGAGATGATGGACTTCAAGCTTAAGCTATACGAAGAGCCAATCAACGGTCATCGATACATCATGACCTGCGACGTCAGTCAGGGTAAGGAGCTTGACTACAGTGCATTCAGCGTCATTGATGTGACCACTATGCCCTACCGTCAGGTGGCAGTGTATCACAACAATGACATACCAGCTGAACTGTATCCCAACGTGATCAATCAGGCCGCGCGCTACTACAACAATGCGTTTGTCCTGATTGAAAGCAATGACGTGGGTACTCTGGTGCTTCGATTGTTGATTGAAGACCTTGAGTATGAGAACGTGTTCTACACTGATAGCAACAAGATCTACAAAGACAGTCAAGTCACTGGCTCATCTACCAAGTCACCTGGCCTTCGCACTACGCCACGCACTAAGCGTATGGGCTGCAACGCCCTCAAACCTCTCATTGAA